CACCACAGTCACGTATATATATACGTTGACTGTGGTGGAAGGATTTCACTGTATTATTCCCACACTCCCACACTCCCCCACAGTCCACTGTGGTAAACGTGGACACGCTCACAAGCCCGCCTCATCGCCGTTGATCCACTCCCCGACGGTCACGATTTGCACGTCACGCCCAGCGCGCGCATCCGTCCACTTGGCCGTGCGCAATACGCCCGTATCGATCCACGTCTTGGCGATTGCCTTGGCCTTCGCCTTTTCGTGTTTCTTCTCCAAGTCCAGATCCAGCGCGCCTGCCACCGCCACGCCGATCCAGCGCTTGCTGCGCACGTTTTCGCGGTACGGGTCATCCGCCGCCTCCGCCGCCCCGACGTCACGCTGCACCTTCATCGCGTCGCGCGCCGATATGCCGTCGAAGAGATCCGGCATCGCATATTCAGTGGCCACGCCGACATATTCCATGTTTGGCAATTGCACGCCCACCATGCGCCGGTACACCGCCTTCGCTGCTGGCGGTGCCAAGTTTGCCTTGCCGTCGTCCACGCGGAATATGCCGAGGCTCTCCGCCTCTGACACGCCCAGCTTCTGCGCGTCTTCCGAGCTGATCTTGTTGATGACCCGCGCCGCACGCGCCGCCCCGATCAGCGACCCCGCGCCTCTTACGCTGTCCACGGTCGCCTCATCCCCGTTGCCCTTGCGGATGTGATGCACCAGCGCCACGGCGCAATCTGTCTCGTCGCAGACGCTACGCACGGCACCGACGGCTGCGTTCATGGCCACGTTGTCGTTCTCGTTGATCTGGTTGGCGCCGACCCACGGGTCGATCATCACCATGCCGATGTCGTTCTCCTTGATCTTGGCCGCCATGTAGTCAAGCATCTCGTCGTTGACCTCGATCCCGTCGCGCCCTTGGTTGGCGAACACCATGTTCAAGCTTCTTCCGGCGTCGAGGAACAAGCGCCCCCGTATTTCCTCGGCGGTGACGCCGTAGTGCAGCATCGCCGCCGCAAGGCGTCTCTGCATCTCCTCCAGCGGGTCTTCGAGGTTGATGATCCACACCTTGCACGGCTCGTGTATGGCCTCGCCCAGCAGCGGCTTGCCCGTTCCGATGCACAACGCCTCCACGATCTGCAGCGACGTCTTCCCGACGCCGCCCGCCGAGGCCAGCACGCTGACATGGCCTCGGATGTAGTGCTGCCCGTAGATCCACCGCCGCGCCGGTATTGTCGCGGGATCTATCGGCTCGTATGCAGTTGGCCACTGGCGCTCGCCCGCGATGCGCTCCTGCTTCACTTCCTCGACCGGCTTCGCCAGCGCCAGCGCCTCGCGCAGCTTCTCCGCGCCCGCTTCCTGCAGGTAGTCGTTGGCATCCTTTACGTTTTCCACGCCCAGCGCGTCGAAGCGCACGACGTGGACGTCGGTGCTGCCGTCGCCTCGCAGCACGTCGGAAACCGCCTCCACGTCTAAGTCTGGGTCTGCGCAGATCGTGACGTCTGATGCGCGTGGCGCGTTGAACGTCTTCATGCCCGACTTGCCAAACGTGCAGACGATTGTCGCCTCGACGTGGCCCATGATCGCTTGGCGCACGCTCAGCGCATCCTCTGGCCCCTCGACCAATATGATCGCGCCGCCCTCGTGCTGATCGCCGATCCGCATGGCATTGCCGACCAGTGATCCGCGTGAATACTTGTTGATGTTGTTATGCTCGCGCTTCTTCCCGTCCGGCGTCAGCAGCACCGCCTGCACGCCGCAGACGTCGCCCTCGGCGTTGGTCGCGGGAAATAGTATCGCTGGCCCATCGTATAAGCTGGGGCTGAACCGCGCGACGCCCTCCGCCACGCCTGCGCGCATCCCGCGGTTGTTCAGGTACAGCAGCGCCGGTCTGACGGCGTCCTTGTTCTCGCGTGATATTGGCACGCTGCGCTCCCACGCGGCCTGCGCCTTTGCGATTTTCTCGGCGCGCGTTTCCTCGTCGCGGATCAGCAGATCCTTGCTGGCCAAGCGCACGATCAGGCGATCCATCTCGCTCGGCTGAAACGGCATCGCGTCATCGTTCTCCAGCGTCTTCGGGTTTTCGCTGCCCCGCTTGAACCCGCTGCCAATGGTTGCCTTTATCTCGTGTTCCTGCAGCCCGATTGCCTTGGCAGCCGTGTGCAAGTCTATGACGCTGCTGTCTATGTTGCTGGCGTCCATGTGCGCGTGCCGACCCAGCGCGTATGCCGCTAGGTTCAGCGCCTCGTTGCGACGCCCCTGCGGCGCCATGCCGATCTCGGTTACGACGCTTTCCCGTACCTTCTGAAAATAGTTTACGCTCATCCCGCTACCCCGTTTTAACTTTTGTTATAACCACGCCCGCCGGAGCAGGCGTGGAACTTGTTATCCTAGAAGCCGAAGTCGTCTGCGTCTACAACGCTGGAAACGGGTGCCGCTGCGGTTGGCACCGGCTCCGGCTTAGGCGGCGTGCTGTCTGCGGGTTTCGAGATCCACTTGGATATGGCAAAGCCCAGATCGTATGACGTGCCCTTTCCGACTACGACAGGCGTGGACGTCGTGACGCTGACGACCGGCACCATGCCCTGCGCGAACTCTGGCGCGTTTTCCGCTTGGTTGTACAGCTTGGCGATGAACTGCCCCGTGCCATACGAGTTGTTGCTGAACTGCGCCTTGGTGCCGTCCGACATCCAGCAGTCAACATCGAACCCCTGCTTATACGCTGGCTTGCCCTCCGCGTCCGTCTCGGTCGGCTTTTGCGTTGCCTGCGATGGCGATGGCCACTCCTGCCAGTCGCGCGTTCCGACGGCGATCTTGAGCCACCCGAACTTGACGTTGGCGATGTCGATTGCGATACCCTTGGCCATGTCGATGACTTCGGGGTCGCCGCCCTTGTTTACCGTCCAGCGGTTTTGCGGAAGATTGACCCGTATATACGCGCCGCTCGCGTCTGATGATTCTCCGAATGATATTGGCATGTTTGTCTCCTGACGTTGTGTGCCTGTGTTATGCGCCGTGTGACGCGGTGAAGTTGAACGCCCAGCGTGGTATCTGAAGCGTTTGCAGCTCCCCATACCCGTAATCCCAGACGCCCGTGTTGCGCGCTATCGCAAATTGCTCTAGCGCGTGTTGAACTGCCGCGTCGCCCTCGGCGAGCGTGCGCCAGTCAAGCTCGTACACACCAACGGGGTAAGGCGCTTCCTTGCCCACGCTGATGAAGATAAACCTGTCGATCTCCTCCCCGATCAGGCCCATCGTCCTGCGGTAGAAAGCTTTCTTGTATGTGATAGCCATAATTGGCGATTTGCTTAGCTGAAGCCCTCGGGGTCGGGCGCTATGGTTGTCTTCAAATCTATCAGCGCCCCGATATCACGACGCCAGCCGTCTGGACGGCATCGCATGTCCACGCCCGTCTGCGTGTCCTTCGCGAATATGCTGGCCTCGCAGACCAGATCGCCGGATAGCAGCTTGGCGACCTCCTTGTTGCTGCGCACCGCGTTTGCCGCGTCCACGGCGATCTTGTAATCGCCCTCCGTCAGCAGCAGCGCGCCGTTGGCCTCGGCCTCCGCCTTGCGCTCGTTCCATTCCTTGCCGCGCCGCGTCTCCGGCCCGCACCATACGGTGCTTGCGTGCTGCGGCTCAAACACCAGCGTGTGCGTGGCCGTGCCGACGTCGAAAGCGCTGCTTTCCTTACGTTCTGCATATTTGTAATGCGCCAGCGACTTCATGGCGATTGTCTTGGCCCCAGAGGCGCTGAGCGCGTCGCTCAGGTGGTATTCCTCGTTGGACATGGTTGTTGATATGGTCACGCCTTCCCCCTTCCGTAGAGCGCTATCAGCAGCGCCTCTGCTCTATGTTCATCCTTCTTGCGCTTCAGCTCGCTCGCCCTGTCGGGGAACCACTGCTGCGCCATCCTACGCGCCGCGTCTTTATCCTTTGGCAGGTTCATGGCCCGCTTCCACACGACCGGCGTCACCATGGTGTAGCGCGTGCGCGACAGCGCCACGGTCGTCGTGATCTGGCCAAACGCATACCCCAGCTTGAACGTCGAGCTGACGCCCTGCTTTGGCATCGCCTGCTGCTTCTCGATCCAGATGTGATCGAGCCGATCCACCGACGTGAGAATATCCATCAGCGCCACGACGTCTACGCCGCCCTCGCTGTAGACGGGCAGGTCATGCACCTCCGACCAGTTTTCACCGACCAGCGCCACGCCGCCTGTGCGGTATCCGCAGTCTATGCCACACGTCACGATGCTCAATGCATGTCCTCCTTATCCGGCGTGCTGTACGTCTCGAATATGATCCCCATGCACATGGCGATGGCGTCCTGCACGTCGCAGTCGTTGTCACGCATGAAGCCGACCACCGACTGCAGCGCAGGCGCCCAGCGCGTACACCTTGGCAAGGTCTGGCATCTCGGTGTGCTCGCTGATCGCCAGCATGTCACGCATCAGCGCGTTTGCCTCGGACATCGTGTTGCTGGCAACCGCTGACATCTCAGCATGCTGCTCCGGCGTCAGTGTGAAATCATCATCCACGCTGCACGTCCACACCATGCTCGTCCAGCAGGCGCAGTATCGCCATCTGCGTCAGCGACGCCATGCTTATGCGCTTCTCCTTGGACAAGTCACGCAGCGCCTCGAATACCTTGGCGTCGATCCGCGAGCCAAGTTGTTTCATCTCAGTGTTCATAATTACCTCCGTTGATCCGGCTACTATAACGCCGCGTTAACATTGTGCAAGGGCATCAAATATCAAAGCTGTCTGACCAATCGCATAAATGCATTTTTGGTGTTTTGCTGCACGGGTGCTTGCCAGCCCGTCGTTTAAATCTGCGCCCTGCGCGATAAGCCTGATCGTCAACCAGCTTATTGTTGTTGAGATCAAAGGCATCGCTGTAGCTTATGCGAACGCATTCGTCGCTGTCGGTCGGATGAAATTTCAGCCAATGTTTTGGTTGTGATAGCATGACGCTGATCTCCTGCTGGTGTGGGGGCCGTAGCCCCCGCTGCTTAAAAGTTGTAGTCGTAAAATTTGTAAGGCGTTTTTGATAAAACGTGACGACCATTGGCTGAGTGAAAGTAACCATCTTTGCGAAGGCGGGCGCGGATCACGGTGTAATCAGGGTTTGATTTGTAGGCCCACTTCTGAGCGCCTTGGTTTGTGCAGTGACCAGAAAAGCCACCAGCAATGATCTCTGGCTTCCAATTTTTATCCAGCTCAGCATCCATCACGCGGATCTCGATTGTCTTTGGAGATACGACGCGCACGATCTCATATGGGTGCACGTCGGACCATCCGCTATGATTTGCGTGGGTGTATTCGATGGCTTCAACGCCATATTCGTACTTGTTGTTATACTCGCCGGAGTGGCTGGCAGGCAATTCTTCGATGATATTTTCGGCAGCTTCTTGGCTGTCAAAGGTTGTGGTGACTTCTGAGTTTGAGTGCAAGTAACCATTATAGCTGCTGATTTTTTCGAAGTAGGCTTTATCGGCAGTGCGGCTGCGTGACCCGTCGAGTGTGCTGATTGTGTCGATTACGGTGATTGCGTATTTGGTAAACATATCATTCTCCTGTTGGTGTGGGGCCGTAGCCCCCGTTGCGTGTGGCGATTAAACTGCTGCTTCAAGCCAGTCGATGCAGCGATCCCATTGCGTTGGGCGATCAGTTAAGTTGATGTCGAACCCGCCAGCATCAATTACACTTTCCAGATAAATGGCTTTGTCTGTCTCTACACTGTATTGGTCTTTGACCGACTGCGTCGCGAGGGCTTGGATGGCTGCTTTAGTGATTTTCATATCTTCCTCCTGTTGGTGTGGGGCAGCTTATGCTGCCTCTTCTGATAAGATTTCAAACATCATTGCTTTAGCATCTGATAAGCGAGAGAAATATTGGCCATCGCAACGCCACATTTTGGGGTCATCACATGAGCGATAAATTTCAATCTCATAATCGCGGCTGTGTCCTTCAATCTTGTAGCATCCCTCATATAATCTTTTTAGCTTTAGCATCTGTATTTCCTCCTGATTGCTTATATTGTTAACCTAATGTTAACATCAGGAGATTGCAAGCCCCACAGGCAAAATAGTTTGCGAAAAAGTAAAAATAGTTTTCCGCAAACCTTTTCCGCTTAAAACGCGAACTCTTCCTGCGTGCGCAGCCGGTACAGTTGCTGGCCCTCAATAAACGACGTCTTCACGATTGTGCGCCGCTCCCGCATAGTCTTCAGGCCAATGTCGATATGCACGGCGTCCTGCTCGATCATGCTGCACAAGTCACCCACAGACAGCTCGTCATGCCTGCTCAGGCAGCGCTTGATCTCCTTGCGCAGCTTTTCTAGCGGCCACGGCTTGTGGGCATACGCGTGCATGTCATCGCGGCCAATCAGCCTGCGCTTCATGCGCGCGTTCTCGATGATCGCCAGCTCCTTCCAGCGCTCCAGCGGTGTCATGTATTCCGTCATAGCTTTCCCTCACTTTTCATATGCTCGCAATGCGTTATGATTGCTTGGCAATGTGTCGCAAATGTCAGAACAAAAGCGTCTCTCTGGCTTTCACTCAAGCTGACTGGCGTTCTGCGTAAATCCTTTTTCATCATTACAGCCCTTTGGCGTATGCGCTCAGCGTAAGTCTTAGCATCGTCGCTCACAGCCGCTTCTCCAGCATCTCGCAGAGCGCCATGATCTCTTCGGCGCGCTGCTTGATTGTCAGGCGCTCGGGGCCACGCCCCGCGTCCATCCGCATGATGTCTGCCTTGCGCCTGATCGACATGACCAGCATCAGCGGCGTTGGCTGCGTCGGCGTGCTGCTATCCTCGTCGATATGCGCGCCAACGCTGGCGCTGTTTTCCAGTTTCGATAGATCCCATTTAGCCATTGTTACTCTCCTGTGTTGGCCGTGGCTGTGGTCTGACGTCGGGCCACGGGCGGCGGTAGTCTGCCTCGCCGCCCATCTCTACGCATTGCGGTTCAAAGATCCGCGCCAGATCGTAGTATTTCGCAAACGCTTTGCACTCGTCTACGGATGAAAAGACGGCGAACGCCATGAAGACGGGTTCAGCTAGGGTCATTGCGCTGCGCCTCCTGTGATCCACTTCAAGTGCGGGCAAGCGTAATCATCGCACCCATCTAAAAGCTCGCCCTGCACAAATTTAGCGCCGCATATCCTTTCAAATCTTCCGCTTGGGGTTTGACCTAATGCGATCAACTCTTCTTCAATCAAAGACAGGCAATCCTTAGCATCACAATCATAATTTGCAGCGTCAGGGTTTTCGTCTACTTCTTTGCACAAAAAAGAATTTACATTAATCCCAGTTTTTTTTGACATCTCCAGCGCGCAAACTTTTACGGGAGCATCATGGGTTTCAATCATAAAAAGAAGCTTTTTTCTGGCTTTCCATAAATGCGATAAATCATATACCACTGGTCGGTTATGGATGACATTATATTTTGGCCGTTTTGATTTTATAAAGCTCTTTTCAATTTCTAAAGCCTCCACCCTTGTGTCGAACCAATCAATTTCAATTTTCTTCACCTTCTTGAACCAATGCTTATCTATGGAATGCTGCGTGGTTCTAAACGCAGGGTTGTTTGAAATACCTATATACAATATTTCTCCATCACCTGATTTGTGTGTGTAAACGGCGGTCGCATCATCAATCATTAAATTGCTCCAATTTTTCATCTATAGCCCGACGCAATTTAATTAAATGAAACTTATTGCTATCTTGAACAATCGAGCAGATGAGGTTGTGAACAACTCTGCCCGTCAGCTCGACAACGCAATTTTCTCCGTTGTAAACTGATATAAGCATTTCGTCAGCTAAGGGGTTACTTGGCTGGTAGAATTTTGCCCCCTGCCACAAGTTTCGCTTCCCTCGAAACGTGTGCCATTCGCCACCGTCCTTGTCCCTCAAAACAGAAACACTTGCCGTTGATTTGTTGCCGTTCTCAAATGGCGAATACAAGTTTATAGTCATCACATCCACCCCATGCTTACAGCGGTGATCCAGCCCAGCACCGACGCAGCAATCGCTGTGGCGATGATGATGTCTTGTGTCCACTTAGTCATTACTCTTCCTCCTCTTCGTTGCGCCAGTCGAAGTCGTCTTCGTCCTGACATTCTGGGCAGCGCACCGTTGTCCACGGGTCGCTGTCCGGTGTGTTGACGAAACGCGGCAGCTCGATGAAGCCGGTTCCGTCGCAGGTCGCGCAGATCATTTGTACACATCCGCGTTGATGCTCCACAGCACCAACGACGCGCGCCTCTGGTATAAGCGCTGCGATACATGCGCTCGGCATATCTCGCCGCGTACGTGCATGTTTTCGAGGTGCTGTGAAAGCTTGCGCGTGTCAACTCCAACGACGTCAGCGATGTCTGCCGTTTCGCAGTAGGTGACGTCGTCGCTCTGGAGCATCGCAAGAATCTTCCGCTGGACGTCAGCCCAATCAACCTGCTTAGGCTCCTCGGTGGGCGCTTGTACGGCCTCTGCTGGCACGTCAGTCGCCGAGCCCAGCACGTCACGCGCAGCGCGTCGTTCCTGCACGTAGGCGGCAACCCACGGCGTGCGCTCGCGCTGCTCTTCGACGGCGTTCTGCACGATGATGCCGGTGCAGATGTCGTCGAGATTTGCGTGCGCCTGCTCCAGCAGACGCGGCGAGATGTGTACGCTCTCGCCGTTGTCGGTGCGCACGCCGAAGCCTGTGCCGCTGTCGGTGATGTGCGTGATCAAGAATTGATGTGTATGCGTAAGGTTCATTATGGTTTCTCCGATTTACTATTTGCAGTTGACACAAACTTGCGCTGCGTAGCGGAAGCCATGATGGGTGATGCCGACGCCATCATATGTGTCTTTGTTTGGGTTTCCGATTGAGCGAGACACCTTGAAGTAATTGTCGCCCTTGTTGATATCAGTGCCACAGCAGTCGCACTGATATTGCTTGCGCGCTTTAGTCGGCTTAGGGCCAGACTGAACGCGCTGTACTTCCAAAGCAACGGCTGGCTTCCACTGGTTCATCGCGGCCAAGCCAGCTTCGCGTGCGCTAGGCGCATTGAACTGACCAGACATTTTTCCGTCGATTGTGTTGATATTGAAAGTAGCCATGATTTCCTCCGTTGAGTTGTGGGGCCGTAGCCCCGAGGGTTATTATTTGGCTAAGTCTGTGCCAAAGGCTAAGTTGATGCCGTAAGTCGCAGCATTGTGTGCGCAACGTGCGTGATGCTTTGCAACGCTGGCTGGATGTTCTTTGGCAAGGCTCTCATATTTCAAAGCTTGAGCAGAGAAAAATTCAATGGCCTTTGAGCCGTTGCCGCCAAAGTCTTTCACTTTACGGTTGAACATTCTGCGGGCTCTTGTCCATTTAGTATCAAATTTTGGGTTCATGCTTGCCATCTGTATTTCCTCCGTTGCTTATATTGTTAACATACAGTTACCACAGCACGGTGCAAGCAAAAAATGCACCCATCGGAAACTTTTTTTCGCCTATATATAAAATCGTTTAAATGCAGTATGTTGCGCGCGTGGCCAACAGCATCAACGTCGGTCGTGCTGGCGAGTTTCTCGTCGCCGCCGAGCTAGAGCAGCGCGGGATACGCTGCCATCGAGTAGACATGAAGGACGATGACCTATGGGTGAAGTCGGCCAGCGGCGAGCTGTTGACCATGCAGGTGAAGGCGACCCTCGAGCCACGCAAAGAGCGTTACCGCGAGGCGCGCTACGTGTTCACGCGCGCAAACGGCGATGCGCAAATATTTGCGTATGTTGCTCTGGGCCTGCGGCTGTTTATTCTACGCACCGCGCCAATCGGTAAGACGGTACGCATAAAGCCCGCCGAGTTTACACCGCAGGCCATGGCGGATAGTATCGCGGAACATCTGTATTGAGAGGATATACCATGGACGATAAGACACGCGAATTGGTGCGCAATCTGAACCAACCCCACCGCGTCAACAACGTTATGGCGTTGTTCCGGTTTTGCGAGGAAGCGGCTGCCGTGATCGAAGATCAGAACGCGCAGATCAACGCGCTAAAGAACGCGCCCGCGCCGAAGGCGAAGAAGTCTAGCGGAAAGTAGCGATCCCGAGATCCTGCATGATGCGCTCAGCGGGGGTCATTTCCCTTTGCTGAGCCTGCGCCATACCGGCTCCCATTGCCAGCGACCTGCCAGCTTCCGCCGCCCTTGCGCCGCCAGCGCGCGCCCTGCTGATGGCTGGTGTCAATTGCTCAAGCAATCGAGCCTGCGCCATTAGCTCTTCAGGCGTCATGCGCTGCGTCAGGACGGGCGCAATCTCCTCGCCTACACGTCTTATGCGCTCAGACTGCTTTGCGCCTCCAAGGAGCCCCTGAGCCGCTGCGCCGGTAACCGTGGGCATAACACCCTGACGCGCTACGGTTTCGCCGAGGCTTTCGCCTGTCATTTCCTTCATTCTATTCATTACTTGGTCGCGGATAAACGTCTGCGAGTTTTTAGCAACTCCGGCTAACTGCATTAGCGCGCTTGCCGTGTCGTTTATCTGCCTACCCAAAGCATCCGCAGCATCATCGCCCAGCGCCATGCGTAGCTTTGTAGCCACGGCGCGCGTGTTCATCGCTTTTAACGCAGCCAGCGCCTCGATCACTTCCGCGTCATTGTCGGCGCGCGGGTTGATCTTGGCGTTTGCTTGGATCTCGTCGATGCGGTTTCTTAGCGCCTGCCGTAGCTGCTTGAGCCCCACTTCGTCAATGCTTTCCATGGCCATGGCCACGTCTTCGCGCGTTATTCTTGGGCTCAGAATGTCATTGCCAAGGTCGGCGGCGATTTTCTGGTCGATGGCATCTTTGCCTGCGGCGCGTGCTTTGGCGTAGTCAGGGTTCACATCATCCAGCGAGCTGCGAAGCTGCAGCGCCAAGTTGCGCTTTGATCTGGCAGCCTCTAGATCGCCGGAGCGCTTTAACGCCTCGCTCTGACTGTATAGACGGCGCGACACGTAATCTATGGACGCCACGGTCGGCTGCCTTGTCACGGTATATGTGCCGTCGCCATGCGAGACTATGTCCAATCCCTCACGCTGCGCGGGAGTAAGGTCGTTAAACTCCGCCTCTTTAATGCGTTGCCCGCCAATATAATTATCAGCCTCGCCAGCTTCTCGGAGCAGCGAGCGAGCGCCTGACATATCGGTCGGGTCAACGCGTGAAAACAGCGCCATCACTTGGCTGTCTGCGGGGATGTCTGCGTCATACGCTGCGCCATAAAGATCGCGGCGGGCATTCGCAGTGTCTTTCATAATCTGCGCCTTTTGCGTCAGTATGCCATCTGAGGTTTTGCCAAGCACATTGTCCAGCGTTGTGTTAAGATCACGCGAAGCGACAAGGGCTGTCTCGTTAAGGTTTTGCTTCACGATTGTTGCTGCTGGCCCGCTTTTATTGGCTACAGTATCAAGCAGCGCCTCGGTGTTGGGACCAAGCGCAGCAATAGACCCATATGGCCCCATCCGCTCTGCGCTTTCCACAGCGGTTGCGCTGTCCATGGCAAGCGTTTCCTTAACCACCTGAGCCGCTGTGTCCTTAAACCCGATCTTCTGCAGAATATCGCGCACCGGCTTTTCGAGGTACTTGCCGTAAACGTACCCAGAACCTGCGCCAACGACGGGCGCAGCCGCACCAAACAACACGCCGCCCAATCCGCCTGACTTAGCCTGCGAAACGGCTTCCGGCACCCCGCCTTCACCATACCCAGCCACAGCGCCCTCAAGCGCCGCCAGCGGCCCGCCGTAGCCAACGCCTTGCGTGACTTTACCGGCGAATGATTCCGCTGCCAGCTTAGGCGCAAACGGTGCTGCAGTTGCGATACCCGTAGCCAAGCGAGATACGGCGGTTGTTTTAGGCGCTTCCAGCTCGCGGCCAGCGATGGCTTCTCTTATTAGGCTTTGCGCCTGATCTGGTGAAACGCCATCTCCATAATACTGGCTGGCTGCAGAAGACAATGCGCCAGCAACCGGCTCAACGTAACCTCTGAAAAACGGCATGCCCTTCATCGCCGACAAGATCCGCGTCGGCACTTCGCCGATCATTTCCTGCGCTGATTGACCCTTCACGACCGCTGCGGCGTCTCCGCCTGCGGCACTTATCATCTTGATCATGCTCGGGTCTGACGTGCTGTAGGTGCCGTCGGTGAACGACTCAACGCCTGTCTCTTCGTTTCTGACGATCATGCCGCCCTGCGGGAAGCTTTCGACAAGACTGGTGCCTTGCGGAGTTTGCACTGCAGCTTCCCGTGCGGCTTTGGCGAGCCTGACTAATTCAGCGGCATCCGCCTCTTCACCCATGGCGTCCGCCTTTGCGGCCATAGCCATGTATTCTTCATAAGTCGCAGCCATCGTCTAATCAACCTTATTATTGGTATTTGTCTTCTAACTCTTTTGGCGTTAACGGCGCAGTTTGCCCATTCCCGCCTCCGGTGTCGCCCTCAAGCCAAGTTGGCCGTCCGCCAAGCGCCCTGTCCAAAGCGGCTATATCCGCGTTTGGCTCTTTGTAGGCAAACCTGATGGCTTTTTGGTATCGCCCTTTAATCTTGTTCAAATCTTTTAAGACGGCCTCCTTGCTTTGGCTTAGGTTTAGCTTAGCGATGTCGCTCTCTAAAAGTTCCAATTCCTTTTCGGAAACTGAGCCAAGAGTTGCCCCGCTTGCCTTTAAATCCATAAGAGCCTGCAACGCCATATTTGACCGCAACGTCTGTGCGTCAATTCTTAATTCGCCAGCGGCAGTAAATGGCACCATTCCAAAAATTGACCCCCAAAAGCCTGTGGTGCCTTCAGTATTTCTGACAGTGTTCAACAAGTCTTCAACGGTTTCTAGCGTCTCACTGGCCCCGCCAGCCGCTGATACGCTCGCTCGTGATCTTGCTATCTGCTCGTTTATTTGGTCGATCTGCATTTTAATTGCGGGGGCCATTTCAGGGAACGCATAGGCTTGCTGTATGAGCTGCTGCTTTTTTAGCTCAAGGTTGGACATATCACCCATTCCAACCCCAGCGCCACCCATAACCCGCTGCAACATCTGCTGCCTCTGCGCAGCCGCTTCACGCTTGCGCTGGCTATCCGACATGTCTCCAAACGCCTTGAGCGTCCTTGCGAAAGACGTTCCTTCTTTGCCTTGCGCCGCCATACCTGCGTCAGAGATCGCTGAAAACGCCAGCATCATGCGCTGCTGCTTAGACAAGTTGCCAAATGGATCGTCTGATCGCGTAGGCTGCGTAGGCTGCTGCAGGATGCCCGTGCCAAGTTGAAATCCTGCAGGCGTTGCAGGCTGCTGCATTGGCATTGCGGATGGCGCATCGAGAGGCGCTGCTTGAGCCGGAATAAGCGGCACAGCAGAATCCGTGGGCATTGCGCTGGGCGGTTGCCCAGATCCCCCTGATGGCGCTGCCAGCGTCGGCACAAATGGCTTATTTGCTTGCGCTGCTTGTGCGCGCTCAAATAAGTCTATGTCATCTGGCGTAAGCGTTTCGCCTTCAAGCGGCAGCATATTTGGCGGCATCCCAGAAAGCGCCAGCGATTGGATTATGGCTTCCGTTGCGATCATTATACTAGCCTCCCCGTGCTAAGCCCGCCGTAACCCATTCCGGCGCCATACCCAGCGCCCATTCCGGCGCCCATACTTCCGAAGGCCATGCCAGCAGGCCCAAATGCGCCCATGCTTGCTGCGGACCTCCCCAGATTTCCAAGCGTACCCAGAGCTGGCCCCATGCCGCCTGTGCGCTCTGTCGTCGTAGTCGTTCCAATGCCTGCCGGAATAAGCCCAGCCGTTGAGAACAAGCCCGCGAGTGACTGCAGCGGATACTGCTGCTCGCGTATAAACTGCTCGTAGTCAGCGCTAAGGCCCGCCTGCTCGATCTGGCGTGCAATGTCACCGGCTGACATCTGCGCGCCCAACGCGCCCAGCTCTGCCTGACGACCCGCGCCGGCGGCACCTATCATGCCCTGTGCGCCCGCCATGCGTGCTTGGTTTTCTGCTGCAACCTGCGCCTCGCCGAAGCTGAGCCCCTGCTGCATCAGGCCGGCGACCATGGCGTCGCGTGAAGTTTCATACGCCGCCTCGCGCTCGCCCTCAAAGACGCCGCGCCGCACGTTGCCAAATGCACCCTCTTTAGTGACGCTCGCAGCCTCCGAAACACGATCCTGCGCACGCTTGCGCTCGGCCTGCGCCAGCATCGGATCAATGACGCCCTCGGTGTACATATCCTGATAGCCACGCACCCGCGCCATGCGCTGCTCTGGCGTCTCGGCAGCCATTCCCGCGTATATGTCAGACGCGGCACCGTATTCGCTTGGCAATGTCAAAGCGCCGTAGCCCTCATATGCCTGCCGTGTCATCGGGTCCATGCCAGCGACAAGCGGGTCGGTATATCCAGCGAATGGGCTGTCAGCTATTGCTGTCGTGCGCCCGTATAGATCCTCCAGCATTTCCTGCTGGAATGGGTCCATTGTGCTTTCTTGTTTGGTCGTCGTCGTGCTGCCCATCAGTGCAACTCCATCTCATAGTGTGTATAAATCGGACGAAACGCAGAGCCGTCCACATATCTTTCAAAGCCCTTACGGCCATCCGCCTCCACGGCGTCAAGCTTGGCGTCCTTGGCCAACCCCGCCAAAACATCTACCGCCTTATTCATCCATACATGCATGTGCTTGCCGCCCATAAATTCTATCTTGAGGTTCTTACGTTGAGGGTGTTTCACAACGCATGTGGTGATCGCTGCGGTCAACTTGTCCTCAAGGTAAACCAGCCACAATATTGACGTGCCGGCCAGTATGTCTTCTCTTACATCGTCCAGATCGACGTTATGTTCAACCCGTCTAATCGCCGGAGCCAGCAGCTCCATGCCTCTCTCGATGTAGTCGTCTATTTCTCGTTCAGGTATCGGCAGAACCGTCACCCGCTGCGCTTGGCCAAATTGTACAACATTATCAATCATCCGTGAAGCCTCGTAATGGCCAAGGTTGACGCGGGGATCGCTGGCACAGGCGAAGACGCTGCGGTGTAGTTTAAGAAGCCCGCCGTGTTGTCGATCATGTAGTTCACTTCCAAGTAGTCATTCGCCGCAACGGTAAATATTTGCGTGCGTGACGTGACCAGTGTGGCGTTATTCCGGTGCAGCGCTGTTGTCATTCCGCTGTTGGCTACGTTTGTGCCGTTCACGCTGGGCCAGAAGTAGAAGTGAACCGTGCTGGCTGACGTAGATGATATTTGCGCCGAAAACGATATGACGTATTGGCCCGCTTCCTCAAACACAATGCGCTGACGCTGGCGTGCCTTGCGTGATGCCGTCGTTGCCGCTGGGCGCGTCATATGTCAGCTTGTACGCCGTGTTGGCTGCTGCAGGGCACGACGTCAGCCGTCTTCATAAAGTCAGCGTGGCCATCTTCCAGAACGATCTGCCGGAACTCGCCATTCTTCGACACGACAGGGTAGCCGTTTACGTTATCCCATAAGATGACGCCGTTTTCGGCGGGGCTGCTGTCAGGCGTCTTAAAGCCCAGCTTGTACAAGTTTTGCGTCAGATAACGCGTCAGGCCACGCCCCCATTGGCGCAGATCCTCGCCTATCGCTGGGAGTATCGGCGACGACATTATCTACGCCCCGCCGGTTTTATATCAACGCGCATATTACCAACGCGCCACGGTGCCAGCTTTGCGCCCTCAACGCGCATACGCATTTGGCGGCCCAGCGAAGCGGACAGATGTCGGGTTGTTGGGGGTGTACGGCCCGTGGCTGCTTTCGTCGCCGTTTGGGTAGAAGCGTGTCTTAAATGTCACGTTTACGTCGCCTTGCGTTTCCTCGTCTGGAATGAGCTTGGTGACATGCGCAGTCTGATCGCCGTTGCCAATAGAAAACGGGCCGCTTTCCGCGAAGACCGCGCCGCTGTCTACGTTTAGCCCGACTTCGTGGTCATAAATGCTGACAGGCCCGCCAACAGAAATTGTGTTGCCCATAGAATTGCCGTGAACGGTGCAGTAATATTTTAAACTATCTGGCGCATCGCTCGCCACCACTATAGTAACCTTGGCTCCAGCTTGCCCAGCCGTTCCTGTTGTCGTTACGCCGGTAGTGTATGACGCATCTGCGCTTGTCCTAAATGCAAAAGGATGCCCAGAGTTTGACGCATCTGAGAGGTCAAACACATATGTGTTGCCCCGCACAAAAGTCAAAGCTGGCGCAGATCCAGAGATGCCAGCTATCGCATATTTATTGCCACCGTCATTAACCACCGTGACTGTATAGTTTACCGTTTCGGGTTGCTCTCCCGCCATGAACGGGTAGCGGAAAACGCCACGCTCTGTGCCTGACGTGCGCGCCAAGTTGCCGATCAGCCAATGGCGCTCGGTGTAGTCGTAAGCCACATATCTGTCGATCTCGGTGCTGTTTTCGGAGCAATAGAACCACCACACCTCCCCGAATTGGCCGTTGGCAAAGCCCCACGCCTTAGACTGCTGCGCTTGGTTGAAGTCGCCGAAGACGTAATCATGCACGTCGCATGGAAGCTCGCGCACGCTGTTGCCGTCAAAATAGAAAAACCCGCGATTGCCCATGTAGAACACGCCCAGATCCGTATCTACAGCAGACTTGCGCGATATGGCCCCGCACGAGGTTCCGACTCTACTAAACGAGTAAATAAATGGCGGGCCTGCGTATACCGCGGCGTGGCAGTCTGTGTCTGTGATGACCAGAGTTTGCCCCTTCGTGCGGATCGCCTGCATGATTTGGCCAGACGTCTGCAGGATTTGCGAGCCAGCTTGGTTCGTGGACGCGGGTGTCCATAGCGTGTTGTTTTCCTGATCACACCATGACACTGTACGCGGGTTGCCGCCCGCGCCCAGCGCGAAGATAAAGCGTTCCTCTGTGACCAGCAAGCCCAGATTGCTTGTCGGGGCGTTTGCAATTACAGCAGCCTTCGCGGCTGGGTTTAGCTGCCACTCAAGCAGGCGTCCGTCGTCTTTTGAGCAGGCCACGAGGTATTCGCCAAAATTGTCGATAGACCAAGTGGTGGCTTCCTCTGGCACAGCGTTTTCGTTTTGCTGTATCGGCTGCCCGTAGAAGCCGTCGCCATAAAAGCCGTATCCATACCCTGTTTCTACCTCTGCGCTTTCACGGCCAGCCGTTAAGTCTGTCGGGGCGATGTCATATGTCGTGCCGTTGCCCGTCATGGCTTTTAGCTCGTTATATGAACCGCCAGCCAAATAAGCCGTGCCGGTGTTTGACTCCCATGTGTGCATTCCGCGCACAGGGTTTGTGCTGAATGACGCTTTGCGCTCTTGCCACCCGCCGATTGGGCGCAAGCTGTTATCCCGCCACCTGACCAAGCTGCCATCGCGCCACCGGCCAGACTGCTCTAAATCAGTTCCGTTTCGGTAAAATCCTGCGGGGATGTCGAGGGGTACGAGTGTCATTTATAAAGCAAACCCAATGGTTGAAACATTTGCCCTGCCGCTAGAGTTCACATCAATACTTAATGAGCCATTTGGGCCAAGGTAAAATGATCCTCCAGCAACGGCCAATGCGGAGAGGGAAAAACTCGTTGTCCTTGCGCCCGTGCTGCTTGGGCTTACGCTAGTGTTGTAGCCACCGGCCCCAGAAATAACCGTTATAAATGAGCCAGAGCCAGTCACACTGATTGTGCCACTTCCCGAGTTGTGTGGAACATTAAACTTATACTCCCCATACATACCCCCAGAGCCAGCGGTTGTGACAGTTCCGTCAGAGCTTCTGTACCCAAACGAAGGGCTTGCATAGTTAGGGCCGCCAGTCGGAATATTAATTGTTGTGCTTCCGATAGATGTAACGTGACCATATGTGTCAAGGCTGATGTCTTGGACAACCGTCGTGCCGCTGTTGTTTACGCTGCCTTGGCTTGATGTGTCCGAGTGGCTGATGGTGCGGTTAGAAGCTAAAGACCCACCACCCGTTAAACCGCCGCCAGCAGAAATACTTGTTGATGTAGACGCCTTGGCGTTCAACTGCGTCTGGATGTTGCTGGTCACACCGTCAGTATGGTTCAACTCTGCTGTAGTAGCCGTCACACCATCCAGCTTGTTTATCTCTGCCGTTGTAGCTGTAACGCCGTCTAGCTTATTAATCTCCGCAGCATCAGCCGTAATAGCCGTGCCGCCGACCTTCCATGATCCAGCGGTCAAGTCTGGGGTGCTTGCGGTGTCACCGTTTAGAACGTCAACAACGTCATCAAGCGCCGTGTTGACCGTTGCCCCCCATGTGTTCTCGCTGCCGCCAACGGTGGGTTTAGTTATGCTGATCGTCATATCAAAATCCTCAATGCTTACACGACTATACTACTTTACGCGCCAGTCGTCCACGTTTGCTATCTCAGCCAATCCCACGCCTGTCGCGTGCGATCCGCTCTATCCTTCAGCCCATGATGCCCGCCGTTCACCCGCTTGGTGATTTTGGCGATGGCGTCGTCGTTCACGCCTTCACCGGCAATCTTCCACAGGCCATTCTTGTCGAAGAACCACATGGCCGTTTCAAACGCGTAGTCTTCCTCCACCAGAGATGGATCTGTCAGCACCTCGGGCAAGCGCATGTCATGTGCAAACGCCTTGTAATTATTCTTGCCGGTGAGCTGCAGGAAGCCGCGTCCGATAAACTTTGCTGCGTCTTCCGGCGTCTCATTGCCCATACGCCCGACATACACCTTGCTGGCCAGCTTAGCGCCGTTGCGGGCATACGGCTTGGCGCTATCCTCGTCGGGGAAGCGTGACGGCCAGACGCGCATCATGGCTTCCACCGAATAGTTTAGGTTTTCGCGTGTCAGCTTAAACCCGCCGCTCTCGTGGCCCGCCTGCCCCAGAAGATGCGCGGCCTTAACGCGAGACAAGCCGTAGTGCTTGGTGATTGCACGCGCCGTATTTGGCCCGTATGCGCCATCTGGCTCAACGCCAACCTTTTCCTGCAGAAGCTTCAGTGCGACGCTCATTTCTTCAAGCCTTTCATTGTGCGGATTCCGAAGCTGGCGGCGATGGAAGCGTACATGCCCCATTGTACCCACATCGGACAGTTAGATAAATTGTCAAAGCCAACGCGCATCGCGTCCTGCCAGCTCGGTATAAAATTTGCGCACAATATTGCCACGAAAACAATTGTCCACAGCTCATCTTTCCAACTGTCTTTGCTGGCCTCGATGGCTGACTGCTCCCAATCCATCTCGCCTGTGGCCTGCTTCAGCTTAATCTCAGCATTCGCTTTCTGAATAGCCGTCTTGCCGTCGAGATAGCTTGTCGCCAGCCCGCCGACTGCGCCTATAATCTGGCCAATCATTTTTCAGACCCCAGCCACACGGCAAAAGCACCTGTCATAGCACCTGTGACGGTCGCCGTGAGCGCTGTAGCCTGCGTGCTGACCACATCCTGCGGCAAAGACATAAACCACTCTATGACGCGTATATACATCACCGTCATTACCAGCATCATAAGACGCGGCATGATCTTATATTCCAAAAGCTTTTCCATTTTACACCTTTATATTGATGTTTGTGCCTTGCGGCCTGTCAGCATTGGTCTTAGTGCCGAACTTATCATAACCCTTCCCCAGATCCAACTTCTGCTCCCGAAGCGCCTCCAGATGCGTGTGGTTGGCCCTATGCTCCTTGGTCACCCGCTGCTCCACCAGATGCGCCTCTATGCGCTCACGCGTCTGCGTTTGCTGGTGTATGTCCGACTGAACGTTAAACGGTGCCGATCCTATGCCGCTTACACCGTCCGCCATCACCGCCGCACCGCGACCCAGACAAAGCCAAACAGCGCGCCCACGCAGATCAGGAACAGTAGCAAGCCCGCCGCCCACGCGATGATCGTCTCCTTGCGCTCGATGCGCTTATACATCGCGTCCTTCTGCTTTTGCCGGATCTCGTTTTCCATGCGGATCAGCTCCTGCCATGCAGACGGGCCAAGCGTTTCGGAAATCATCTTACGCAGCTCGTCGCGCATGTTTTCGCGCTGCTTCTTCTGGACAAACAGATCCATCGCCTGCTGCTCAACACTGCCGAAGCTCTGATACCACTTTGGGTTTTCTACGCGCTTCGCCGCAAAGTCGAAGTCGCTGATCGCCTTAGACCAACGCCCCAGATCGCCCGCCATGCCCTCCAGATCCCGCCCGATCTGGCAGCCCTTGCGTATTGCGTTGAACGCCGTAGACGCTGCCATGATTGCTGTGGCGGGGTCTATCATGGCTCATCTTTCCATCAGGCGGTCTATTTTCTCTTCGATGCGATCAAAGCGCGAAACGATCTGACCCATGACGGCTGTGCTGTCTGCCTTGGTGACGTAATCGCGCGCCATTTCTTCGCGGGTCTTGTTCAGCAGAATATTGAGGCGCTGCATCTCGTCCACAGCGCTTTTCAGCACCCAGCCGATCAAGCCCAATCCAGCAGTAAGAGCCGCTGTCCAGAGCATCTCGGCTTCCATTATGCCGCTTCCTGTTCTGTCCAGACCGCCGCTGGCACAGTTTCGACTTGCCACTTAAACCGCGCTGGGCCGACAACCGGCACACCGGCCACGATGTCAGATGCTGTCAGCGCTTGGCTCTGCGTGACGCTTGGAGCGCCGATAGTAGGAGCGCCAGCCGTGATGCTGTCAGCCGTTAAGCTGATAATTTGCGTTATCGTTGAGGCAGCGACAGTCGGGGTGCCGGACGTAATATCACCAGCCGTTAGCTGATTATTAGGGATGAGCGTGACATTGCCAACCGTAGGCGCACCAGCCGTAATATCAGCGGCAGTAAGCTGCGTGTCAGCGCCAATCGACGGCGTACCGACAGTTGGAACGCCAGACGTAATATCAACCGCTGTGAGCGTGTGAGCTTGGCTAATCGTTGAGGCAGCCACCGTGGGTGTGCCAGCCGTGATGTCGGTGCTTGTGAGCGACTGACCCGACGAAACGCTTGGCGTTCCTACTGTCGGCGCACCAGCAGTGATGTCGGCTGACGTAATAACGTGCGCCTGAGAGATTGTTGAGGCGGCAACCGTGGGTGCGCCGGCAACAATATTATCAAGGCCAAACGCTGCATCTGCAACAGCCCCTGTGTCGGCGAGCGGGGCAGACGCTAAGGGGCTGAAACCTAGCATGTGTCGTTACTCCTTATGGCTTCGTCGGCCAAGTGACATTCGTTGGAAACCCAGCTTGGCTTGGGATATCCCGCAGAGCCTGTCTGTACGACTGCATCGCTGATGTCATCGTGTTGTCTGACAGTGCCAGATAATCGGTTTCTTCGATTAAGCTGTTGCGCTTTTCTCTGGCTTCCGCTGCCGCTCTGTCGTTAGCACCTGCAGCCCATGCAGCTTCTTCAGCTTGGCGAGCAGCTATTTCATCTGCGGTCATGTCGGTTAAAATACCATTTACATATTTTTGCATTAGCTCAATCCATACAGTTTTATGACGCCTTTAGTAAGATTTCCAGCTTCCGAAAATAGCCTTATATCTGTTATTACAGAATTAACAGCGTAGGAGGATGCACACTCTGAATAATTAACTGTAAACGATCTTCCTCCGGCTGCATCACTTTGAAGTGTTGTCGGAACAGAAGACTCTTGCGAATTATAAATCATTACGCGAGCAGAAAAATCATCAAAACTATTAATTAACCTTCCAATTGCCCCTGTATCATTAGCCGCAAAGGCTCCATTGTTTAAAGTCCCACTACCAGCCTGACCTGAATAAACATATCTATATTCGCCAATAGTCCAATAACTAGAGGTGCTTTTAAAGCTAGCGCCATTATCGTCTGAAACACGGTATCTTATTCTTGTTCCAGTAGTGACATCTAAATTATGAATAACCATCATTTGCACTGAGTGAGAGCTGCTTAACGATATATCTACAGAAGCAACCGAAGATGTAATGTTTGTGGTAGATATTAAGGTCATAGCACCGCCACCAGCGGCGGCCCCATCGAGGGTTACACTGCCGCTTGTGGCGCTGATGTCATTCGTCTGGTGGTTTATCGTTAAAGCCATAATCTACCCCTTATGCGGCTGTAGAGCCATCCATGTCGGCTTGCGCCATCACCCACGCATAACATTTGTCCAAGAATGTAGAGCCTGATGCCGCCTCAATGTCAGTCAGATTTGCGTTGTAACGCTTGAAGTCTACCTCGCGGGTGTCATCGGTAGGCGAGCTTGTAGCATATGCCGACAGATCAATCATCACGGTAAACTTGGGGTCTGACCCACGCTGACGGCTGACAGCCGCTGTAACGATGCGGTAATATGCACCTGAAAACGAAATGCCATAATCGGAGTTCGCTTCAGATATGTTGTGTTGAATAGCCATTGGTTATCTCCTTTAGGCGTATGTTACTTCGGTGGTTCTAATGTTTGCCACCCAACGTATATTGTGCGCAGCCTCACCAGTGCATGTGATGGCAAGCGCGTTATTGGTGTTATCGGCTGAGAGAGCCATGCCCCACCCAGATGAGTTTTGAATGACTGTAGTTGCGGAGTTAGCGAGGGTGGTTGTGCCGCCGTCATTCACCAGCAATCCCTCAATCTTCCATGATGCATATGCTTGTGCGCCGTTCTGCATCGCGGTTATGGTGCCGTCGAAGGTGATCGCTGTGTCAGCGTTAGCTACGATTTGGTTTGATGCACTACCGTTTCCACCTGTAGTCGAAAGCGTTTTAGGCGTTGCATCGGTTGTAAGTCTTCGAAGAATAAACTGACCGCCTTGTGCGTCACCAGTAACCGCAAAAACACCAGCCGCAAATGCAATTTTACCAGTTCGATCTGCCTTGGAATTGGCGCCGATACAAACTGAGTTCCAGCTTTCAGCCGTGGCCTGATAACCAAGCGCATAACTGCTGTCGCCAATCGCGCTCGCAAAGCTGCCAATCGAGACAGAGTTAGCATTGCCAGCTTTCGATTGACGCCCCATCGCGATGCTGTTCGCACTGCCCGCTCCGTAGGTTGAGGTGTTGTTGGTAATAGCTGCTGCGAAGCTGTCGGTGCCAGAAGCGTAAGAAGCGCCGAGCGCCATAGCTCCCGCACCAGTTGCTGTAGTCGCTCCTGTGCCAGCGCTGCCCGATCCAAGCGCAGTGCTGTATGAACTAGAGCTAAAAGTGTTTCTCCCAAAGGCTAAAGAATTACCGCCTGTCGCTCCGACTGTGCCGTTGACCGCAGAATTGTCCTGTGCAATCGCGACTGCTTCATTGCCGCTCGCGAATGACCTCCAACCGAGCGCTAGTGTCCTGTTTCCTTGCGCTGTTGCCTGCGCTCCAATCGCGATGGAGTTTAGAGCGCTAGAAACGGCAGTGTCGGCAATCGCTATCGCATTCGTGCCAGTAGCACTTGGCTGTGCTGATGGACTACTTTCATTAGCAGCATAAAGGTCAGCACCACCACCACCGCCGCCAATTGCGCTGCCATCTAAGAGTAAGTCAGTACCGTCAGAGCTAAGTGTAACACCGCCACCTGAGCCTGTGTTATCAATATTAATAGAACCCATTATTTATTACTCCTAAGCATACGTCACCTCACTGGTCTGAATGTTAGCAACCCAACGAATGTTATGTGCAGCTTCACCTGTACAGGTAATTGCTAAGGCGTTGTTTGTGTTGTCGGCTGACAAAGCTACAGTCCAACCATTACCGTCATCAAATGTTTGTATATTGCTGCTTACTAAGGTAGTTGTACCACCGTCATTCTTCAGTAAGCCTTTAATCTCCCAGCCACCCTGATCCTGTGCGCCATTCTGCATTGCCACAAGTGTGCCTGAGAACATGATGCAAGTGTCACTGGCTGCTACGATTTGGTTAGTGCTTCCCGCTGCCCCCTGATCAGCCGTAAGTGCAGTTGCAGTTGCGTCGGTAGTAGCCGCACGAAGAATAAAAATACTGCCTTGAGCATCCCCATCAGCAGCAAAACGTCCACTCGCAAAAGCCTTTTGACCGTATTTGGTTGCGGATGATCTAAAGCCCACTGCAAGGGAACGCTCTCCAGAAGCGGTTCCTCCTTTTAAACTGACAGCCACAGTTCCTGACGCCGTACCACCAAGAGCAAGAGAATAAGCTCCCGACGATGTGCCGCCAAAAGCATGTGATTGAATGCCGTTAGCTAGCGAACTTGTGCCTAAGCTTACCGCACCACTACCTCCAGAATACGCAAGCTGGCCTATCGCAATGCTGTTCGCACCACTCGAACCATAGCTGCTAGTGTTGTTGTCGATGACCGCTGCAAAGCTACCATTGCCAGAAGCAAGTGACTGAGCAATCGACACGCTTTCAGAACCCGTACTTTGTGCATTTGAGCCAAGAGCCATTGCATCTGTGCCAGTGGCGTCAGTATTTCGCCCAATCGCGATTGAAGATGACGATGTACCAGCAACGGCAGCTTCGCCGATAGCTATAGAGCCAACGCCGGTTGCCGTTCCATCGAGCGCCGCGAATGACAACGATGCGCTCGCTACGGCGTCAAAGCCAAGAGCTATACTGTTGCTGGCTGTGGCTTCTGCATTTCGCCCAATACTGACGGCGTTAGTGCCGCTGGCGACCGGCTTAGTGGAAATCCCATCATAGTTTTCAGCGTAGAGATTAGTCTCTGGAATATCTTCAGCCGTAGCCCCGATAAACACCGTAGCTGAGCCGCTAAGGTTAATGGCATTGTTTGAGTTGCTGCTCTCGCTTACGGTGCGTGACAGGGTGGTGCCAGAGCTTGTGTAGGTGCCTGTGCCTATCTCAAATGCACCGCCAGTATCTTCTATGACGTACCTTACTACATCTGCATTTGCCACGCCAGCATCAGCAAAAGTCTGATAGCCATCCTCGGCAGAGCCGAGCGTAATGGTTCCAGTACCTGTGGTACTGGTGGACATCTTTGCCCGATTTTTAAGAACGGCCATTGCTCAGCCCCTTATGCTGGATCTGGAATGCGAATATCTGATGCTGTCAGAGAAAATGTGTTTCCAGAGGTCACAGCCTGTGATGATGACAATGCGCCGGTAGCAAGCAAACGGCTGTTGCCAGTATCAGTAATCGCATAGTGCGTTGCCGTGCCGGTAGCAGTCACAGATGCACCAGTGATAGCCGACAGCGTAACCTTACGTCCGTTTGGCGAAGCATCGGCAGGGGCTGATATGCTTATGCTGGTTTCATTGCCAAGCGTTAGCGTGCTTGTCGCAGCGGCGTATGTAGTTGGCTCGGCAGAGCAAATATCAACTCTATTTGCTTCGGAATCCAAAACGGTCAAGCCGTTATCTAGTACCCTATCGTTTAACGTTGCCATTTAGTAACTCCTAGCTTTCATCTTTAATCCAACGCCGCCATATTTTGCGCTTTCACTGTCTGAATTTATACCACTAATGGCGTTGTTCAGCAATGACGCCCAAACCTGTATGCGGCTATCGTCTGCAAGGTAAGGCGCGCTGTGAACCAATGCGCCATATAAATACGCATCGGGGTAATAAGTCAAAAGCCAATTAGTGGCGTTGCTGTCGCTTAACGCGGCTGGCTTACCATAATAAACCATTTCCACGGTTAAGTCGTCAGAGTTTGGATTTGGATACACCTCTATCGATCCGTCGGTGATCGCGTAAAAACGCGGCGTGCCGCTGGTGTTTTGTCCAAGCTGGCGCTGCTCCATCATCTGCGACTGGCTGATTGGCTCCAAGCGGCTGGTATTGCCGCTTAACATGCTGAGCCTGATCGGCTCTAAGAAATCTGCAGGCGGGGCTGTGTACTGCGCGCTCATCTCAGCGGTCGAGCGCTTTTCCATACGCCAGTGCCGTATCTTGCGGTTGAAGTCAGCCTCGGCCAGCGAAATAAATGTCGGAATGGCGCTCGTCAAATCGGTGCGGTTTAAGAAGTCCGCCACGCTCGTTTTAAGCTCCGCATATGTTGTCAGTGCCATCTGCTATCCTTAAAGCGTTCCGGCTCTTGTCCGAAAAACGCGGTTATCTCTGTCGTTCAGCCATTTCTTCAGACGCTTAGGGTCATCCACAATGCCTTGGCTCTTGAGCTGATAATACACTGAAAGCGGGATCGACGCCACCTTCGGCATGTCGCCAAACTTGCCGTCAACGTTATTATAAGCTCGCTTGTTGCTTTCGGCTATATGCTGGGTGTCTTGTACAGTCTCCACCACATATTCGCCTTTGCCGGTGACGTGCCAGTATTTGGTGATACCCGTGTCTACGTCGCGGCTGAATAATCTTTTCATGCTGCCTCCTGTGATAGCGGGGCGACGCCTAAACGCCGCCCCTCCAATCTTATGATACGTTCAGATCGAACACGCCGCCATGCGCCGCTTCGTTTGACACTTTCAAGCCAAACTCTGCAAGCATCATAGCTTTGTCAGCGTCACCAGTTTTGGCAAGATCCACTGAGTTGATCGGACGCAGATAGCATACTGATGCATATTCTGGGTCGAGCAACCACGCGTCACGCTCACGCTGGAAGCGGTTTGGCACAACCTGAAGTGTACCAAAATCTGACATATACACGTCAGCAGCACCGATAATTGTGGTCGGGCTGTCGCTTGGAGCCATGTAACGCTGAGCAGCAATACCGGCAAAGCCTGACACAACGGTTTTGTTGTGTGGGCCAACCATCAGGATTGATGGGTTGCCGCCAGACGTAAACGCCTGCTGCATCACGTCCTTGACCATAGCCTCGGTCAAATCGCGTTGCGTGCCGTCGTTACGAGCGTCTGAGCCGTCGTTGGCAGTTGGGTTTGTACCGTCACCAGCTTTGTTGGTGTTGGTCGCAATCCACGCACCCAAGCCAGCAGTCTCGCGAGCTGTGGATGTGTTCCCTGCCACGCGGGCATTATTGTCAGTTAAAACTGCTTCGATATCGCGTTTTAACTCACGTCCGCGCTTGGCCATCTGGTATGCTTTTTCGTCATTTCTTCCGGCCAAATCTTGTGCATTCAAGTTGTCTGCAACAATCAATGTACGACGTGAAATGTGCGTATAGTTACCAATACGAACCGTTGCGGCTGTGCTGTCGAATGACGTTACGTCGTCGCCATCAATTACCGCTGTTTTACTAACAGCCGCAAGCGAATCAGTTTGCCACTCGAAAAACGTGTTTGAAACGCTTTCTGAGCCAACATTACTTTGAAACGGTACTTCGTCAGGCGAAATGTTTGCGATTACATTCGCAAGATCCTCGCGGATACCTTTGGCGTCAAATGACGTAAAGGTGTTTGCTACTATTGCCATATTTCTTCTCCATTATAGCAAGGCTTTAATTGCAGCCGCTGCATCTTGCACGCGGCCAGACTTCTGTAGGCGCTGTTGCGCTTCCTGCGCGGCAGTCTTCGGCTTTGGCGCTGAACCGCGAGAACCTGCTTTTAGAGTTTTGCTGCGCGGCTTCTTAGGCTTCACTTTCGCCTCGTTAGCACGCGTTTCGCCTCTGTCGTAAAGCATGGCTTTCCTCGCCAGTTTGACCAATGTCGCGTTTTTCAGCCCTTGAACGTCATCTTCGTTAAAACCCTCTGTAAGAAGGAAATCACGAATTTGCCCAGCTTCGGTGGATGCAACCTTCTGGTCGCGCCACTCTGGGATCAGATCAGGCAGAGCGGTTCTTTGCTCTTCCAGATACTGCTGTTCCATTTGCTGCATTTTCTTCTGCTGAAGATCACGCAGGCGGGCCTGCTCGGCTTGAACGGCTTGCATCTGAGCGCTCTTCTGCTCTTGCTGCTTTCGCCACTGTCGCTCCGCTTTCGCTGCCATCGTGGGGTCTGTGTCATACAGTGTGTCCCAATCAGGCTCGTCTTGCACCGATTGCTCAATCTGCTGGCTTAATGCTGGCAGTAGTTGAGCGTATTGCGCACGCTCCCGCTCGATTGCTTCGGCTTCTGCTGCATACGACTTGCGCATCTCAGCCAGCTCCTGCGTCTTACGGGTGTAGTCTCGATGCCTTAGATGTCCGCTTTTCAGATCCTCAACCGTAATCTCTTCGCCGTCTACTTCCACCGTGGCGGATAGTATGTCGAAGGATTGATCGCCAGAGCTGTCGGCGTCGTCCTCTTCATCAAGCTCGACTTCAGATCCTTCGACGGGTGAATTGTCGATCTCTTCGTCAGCCATTTCGACGTCAGCCTTGATCCTGATCTTCAGTTTCAGCTTCAGTCTCTAGCGCATCAGTTGCCTCTGCATTATCCTCTTGGGGTGCAAACATAGCACTGATTGCATTTTGCGCGTCGGTCAGGCCAATCCCTTGCGGGGTGTTAGTATCTGACATTTTGCGTCAATCTCCTTTATTATGCGGCTATTTCTGTTTCATTTCAATAGTCGCGTTGTCCGCCATTGCACGCAGGGATTGCTGAACCAGCTCAACCCCGCGCAGTTTCATGTAGACAGCCTCTCGGTTGTCCGCATCGCCAACGCCAGTCGCTTTGAACTCGCGCCAGCAATCCTGCTCGATCTCAGCGAGAAATCGCTTCAGATCGGTATCGTCTAAAAGTCGCTGCGCCTGCTTGCCGTCATCAATGACCTGCTGCTTAGTCTTCACGCGCAGCCTCCTTGATTACGTCCGCCTGCGCCTTCAGAACCTCGCGGTTGATCGCCAACTCGGATCTGATCTGCTCCACGTTCAACTGTCCGCCATATTTGGCCTTCATCTCTTCGGCCTTCACAAACAGCTCCGCCTCCAGCTCGTCACGCTTGCGGTCGTCATCCATCTGCATTTTCTCGCGGTCAAGCTGCAACTGCGCGGCCTTCTTCTGGATGTCCGCTTGGATCTGCTGGATCTGCACCTGTATCAGCATCTCGTTCACGTCCGGCTTTTCTTGCTTCGGAGGCGGCGTAAACTCTGCGGGGTTGCTCCAGAACTGCGACGTATCCTTGAAACCGGCCAGCTCTGTCATCGCCTTCAGCGTGTTGCTGAGCTTCGTGATGTCGGTCAGCGGGTTCTGTGGCCCCATAGTCTTCATCGCGTCCTTCTGCATCTCGCCGATCTGGCGCAGCATCATCATACGCTCGGCGTCTGTGCCACGCCCAAGCGAGACGTTGATCGACACATCCATACTGCTATTCCACACACGCGGGTCAATCGGCACGAACTCATTACGCAGGCGAACCATGCGAGGCGCGTCCTGATGCGTCGTGATCAGGTGCAGCACGATCTTAAACAAGTCTTTCATGCCGGTCTCGGCAAAGACGCGCGCGATCAGCTCGATGTGCTGCTGGGCGGCGCTCACAGTCGCTGCAACGGCGCTGGCAGTGGTAGACTGCAGCACGTTGGCGTCTAGCCCCTGAGACGCCTTTGAGATGCCTGTGCGGGCCTCTTTGACCTGATCCATATATTGCAGAACGGGGAACGCCTCGCGGCCAACGAATGGCATCGACAGCGGCTGCACCTGACCGGCTTGGCGCTGGCGGATGATGCTGCCGACCTCTGTGTTCATAACGTCATCTAGATTCACCATGCCCTCTGTGACAGCCACGCGGGGGTGTATGGACATGGCCAAGCTATCCAGCGTGTTGCGCATGATGACAGACTTGATCCGCTGGATGTCCATGACGGTGTCCGCGACAGCTATGCCGAAGAAGTCGTGCGGCTCTGGATCTGGGCAGAACGTGGCGAAGGGGGCCATGTCAATCGGCTCGTTGTTCAGTATCTTGTTGCCGTCGCCCGCCGTGCAGATTTTGCGCAGCTCCGCGATGCCGTCGCCGTCATAATCAACGCGGATATAGTTTTCGACGTACAGCACCTTACGCATCGCCGGATCGTTGCGCTCGTTCATCTCGTTGGTCAGCGCGGGGTTGCGCGTGTACCGCTCGACGTTGGTGTTCATGTCGTCATACGCGGATGACATGCTGGCGACCTCGTCGTAGTCATATCCCATCGCAACCAGCTCTGAGACTGTCACAATGCGCCGGTGAGCGACGTAATCTGCTTCCGCGATAGATTTGGCCTCGCGGGAGATTAGCAGCTCCTCGGGCGGCACAGCCTCCAGCTTAACGCGTCCATCGGGGCGCGTATATTCAACGCGCACGTCGTGCATCATCGGAGGCGGCAGCATTTCACCCGTCATGGGGTTCAGCGCAGGCCCGCCGACAGGCATAGACGCCTGCACGGTGATCATCGCGTCGGGGTCAGCGGCAAGCGCCGCAAGCGCGTTATCGTCGAGGCCGGTGTAGTTGTAGGCGTCAATCGTGGTCTGGTCATCCCACCAGCACTTGAGAATGCCAACCTTGCGGATCAGCGCGTCCTTGAACGCGGAGTGCATGGCCAAGAAACCGTTGTTATCGCGGTTGATGATGAAATTCGCGTAGTCGGTCGCCTGCTCCGCCGCAGCGATGTCCTCGGGCCCCTGCGGCGCGTATTCGACGGTGTTGTCGGTGCTATGGAAGATCCGCATCAGCGACGGCAGGATGGCCTGTACGGTATCGCGTACGTCCATGCTGACCACTTGGCTGCGCCCGTCCTCTTCATCGCCAAACGGCTCGCCCCGATAATACTCGGTCGCCTGCGCGCGGATCGGCGAGATGTTGTTGTCGATGTAGTCAATCGCGTCGTCGATCTCTTTGCCGACGATGCCCTGCAGCTCGTCGTCGCTCATCACGTTGGGGTCGATTTCCTGCTCCAACTCGTTGACTAGGTCGTTGATCTCATTTTCCATTTCGGTGTCCTTTATCGGCGGGCTTGCAGGGATTTAAGGTATTCGTCTATCACGTTCAACTGCTCCGGCTGCTGGTCGCGCATTGCCGCAATCGTTCCGGCGACCATAGTGGGCGCTACGGCCCCCTGCGGAGACGCTCCAGTTGCCCTAAGCGCACGCATTGTGGTCTTAGCCATGGGCTTCATAAATGGCGCTGCAGTCATCAACACGTCGGCCCCTCCGAGTAGAGCCTCCAAGCCAGACGCCTTCATTCCTGCGGCGTCGCCATCTCTCATGGCGCCCAAAAAGCTGCGCCCGCCTCTATATGCGTCTTGCCCGCCAATAACCGTTCCAAGAACGGGCGCGTAGCTTGCGCCTACGGCGGCGTCGTATGCTGCTCTGGGGTTCTGCGTTTGCGCTAAGACGGCATCAAAGATCCCCATCTGCGTGGGGTTTTCTAGCGGCTGGCGAAAATCTACTGCGCGCTGTAAGTCTTCGTCTGAATACACATAATCGCCTTGCTCGCGATATGATCGGCCAGTCATGGGATCTGTCACAATCTCGCCGGTGCGCGTCTTATATGCAGCGCCTCCGCCCTCGTCCTCGCCAAGCATTCGGGAAAATGTTCTTCGGACGTCTGGTATCTCTTCGCCGGTAGCGTCGTCAAACTTAGCGTCTGGATAGTTATGGCGCATGACATCGGCCAAGGTATATACACTTCCGTCATCAGCGCGCGCCATTGTCACGCCATTTTGATCGAACAGTTGCAATTCCAATTCATTTTCCATATGTTAACAAAATCCTATGTTTTTAAATCGGGAGGCAACAATGGATAAGCAAAGAGCCAGAGAAGAAATCGTCGAAGAATACATCACGCGCACAAAATGCACCATAGAAGAGGCGGAAAGCTTCGATGATGCAGTGAAAGCGTCACTACAGATCGAAGACAATAACAGCCCCATGTTTATCGCTGATTTTTTCATTCTTTCTGGCATCTAGTCTAACAATCCTCTTTTCTTAGCGTTTTCAAGCATTCGCCCATAATTATCTACAAGCTGAGCGTCAATAAGTTGCGGCCTTAGCTGCGTTTTTTGAGTATATGTTGCATTTGCTGAGTCCAACGGGCCAACCGCCCCTTTTCCGGTTACATAATTGGGGCTGGAATACGCGCGAAATGGGTCTCGAAATAAATCTTCCTGACGCATAGGCATCTCCAGACTGCCCGTGTACAAGCCGCGCGCTTGAATTGGATATGTCGTATGTGGTACTGACGGCGCGTCTATAAGGCCTCTTGTCACGTCAAACTTAGATATGCCCGTCCCAGCAATTCCAGATGGCATATCAAACTGCGTTGGGTCTGTAACAGCGTATCTAGACGCCCCAATAGCGTCAGACGTTACGCCAAAATTCTTTCTAGCCTCGTCAGTATCCGCGAAGCGCATAAACGCTTTTTGTTGATCTGGCGTGGCGTTCATTAACCATTCATCCAGCTCGTCCGAGTGAATCCCCGCCCAATTAGACATACCTTTGCGCTTTCGCAGCTCGGCATCAAACCCCTTGGCAGCTTTCTTAGTCATTGATTGTTGCAGAAGATCAGCGGCAACGCGTGGCGTGAACTTAGCAAAATCTAACGCATTTGGGGCCATAGATATGGTCGCGCCATAGACCGGCCTTCCCGTCTCTCTGGCAATCTCTTCAGCTCTGCTGATAATAGGCTTCATCACGCCAGCACCAGACGCCCAAATTGCGTTATCAGCTTGATAAGACGGGCCGCGCATGAAATCAAATCCGCCTTCCAAATTATACCCGCGCTGCAAATCTATATCGCCCACTCGCGTCAATATTCCGCCCGCTGAGCTTCGATCCCCATAAAGGGGCAGAAGATACCCGCCCTCGATGTCTTCAAGTGAAATCGTCTTACGGGGCAAAAGGGGTGTGTTTGTCGGGGTAACGGTCGGCGTATATGCCTCAATCGGGCGGCTTAGCTTCGTGCCGCTGTAGCCCATAGGATCAAGCAACTCTTTTGTGGGCTGCTTGCTCGGAGGCAAACTGCGCACCTTCATTACCTGCCCCGCCTTCGGCAGCCGCGTCGCTGGCGCGCTTGCGGATGTTATGTCGGTAACAGTCTTGCTGCGATCACGCGCAGGCATGTCATCAATGCGGCCACGGCTCAGCGCCTGCATTAAGTCAAGTAAATTACGGGCTGCCATCTTAACACTTCCACCTTCTGCGTGCTGCCTTGCCGCGTTCACCCGTCCAGCCCCGGGATCGGGCGCAGAACGACTTTTTACGCGCTTTCTCTGATTTCGTTTTGGGGCTCGGCGCGGGGGCTTTTAACTTGCTGCCGGTCGCCTTGTTATACTTTGCGCGCCCCTTGGCGGTTAAACCGCCGCCACGCTTCACCGAAAGCTTCTCGCCGCGCCCAACAGATAGGCTTGGGCCTGATTTGCGTTTCGTCGCCATTACGCCCTCTTCACCGCGCGTTTTTCTGCAGCCGTGTAGGGCGCGCGCTTCTTGCCGGAGCTGGTCGCCTTATTCTTGGCGCGCGATCCGGCAGATTTTTGACCAGATGATAAACTTTTGCGTGCAGACTTGGGCAGGTAGCGGCTTTTGCCCTCCTTGCCGGAATAATCCCAGTCTTGCTTGCTCCACTTGGACAAGCTGTTGCCGCTGCTCTTTGAGCCAGAATAACCGCCGCCCGCTTCCTTGTAATACTTAGTGGCGAGCTGCATGGCACGCGCGCTATGCCCGCCCATCTTAGCCTTGGCTCGCGCCTTCGACTTTTCCCATAGCTTCGGGTTGGTTTTCTTCGCCGTCGCCATCTACGCTCCTTCGCCCCACTGGACGCATTGATAATCCACCGCGCGGTACGCAGGAAACGTCTGCCGCGCGTATTTCAGCCCGCTCGGTATGGACTGTATGCACTGGCTCTCGCTCTGCATCACGGGGCTGCCAAACGCAAAGCAGTTACCCTCGACGCTGCAAAGCAGAAGCAGCGCCGTCCACATCACTTCTTGGGGGCGGAAGTCTTCCGCTTCGTCGTTGTGCCATACTGCTTCTTCTTTTTCTTGTTCATCGCCGAGGCTGCAGCCCTTTTACCTGCGGCTGTGTACGGGAACTTTTTACCATCTACATTTGGCATCACAATCTCCATAATATCTTGCGATATAATAACATTAAAACGCCAAAAAGAAACCCCGCGCGCTGGGAGGGGCGCAACGGGGTCAAGTTGTGCGGGTACAGGGAGGAAAACCCGCGATGAGGTACAGACGTGGACATGAAACCACTCTGAGCAAGGCCAAGGTAAACTTTTTTCAGAGAAAATGCAAACCCGCCCCTAAACGACCCCGCGTATGCCCCTGCGAAGGGGCGCGCCCCACCCGCCAACCTTGGAACCGAAATGCATCGCCGTGTGGTCTGTCGCCAATGACAGGCACACGGCGTCGGCGCGATCTGGCGAGGCAACGCGCCGCTTCTTCATGCTGTCCTTGCTCTCGACCTGCATCTTGCCGCTTGACGTGAAGTGATATCGCGGCGCAGCCAGCTCAGCATATAACGCGTCGTCACGCGGCAGCTTAACATCCATACCCTCCAGCCACGCCTTCGCCTTGAACCACAGCTCCGCGCGCAGGTTCACATATGTCTGATTGGCGGCGGCGCGCTCCGACACGTTCAACCCGCGCGCCGGAAGCCCCACCTCACGCAGCCGATCCAGCACGCCTGCGCCGAACCCGTTGCTATCCACGATGATCTCCTGCGGGCGCTTATCCGCGGGCAGCGCGTCATACTCCGCCTTCACGGCACCAGTAAGCTGCATCAAATCGAGATTGCGCCACACGCTGAGCGGATGCACGACTGGCCCCTGCCGCTTGGCCAAGACAGACGCATCCCCGCCCTGACGCGCGACGTCCAGACCCCAGATGCTCGCCGTATTCTCATGCACACGCACGTCGCTGGCCATGGCGGCCTCGATCAGCGAGACGGGGATCACCGTGTCCTCCTCGGACGGCGGGAAATTGCCAAGCACGCGCACATGATAAGCGGGGCTATCGATTCCGTAGCGGCGCTGCATATCCGCCACGAAATCCTCGCTGACGCGCGGGCTGTCCACGCAGCTCACATGCATCGTGTGCCAGTCGTCGCGCAGCCGGTTGTGCGTGTCGTAGAAGAACCCCGTGTTACGCGTGGGGTTGCCCGTCAGCACCGTCGTCGCGGTGTGGCCGGACATCGACCCACTGGCAGCCTCAAACACGGCCTCGGGTATCCCGCTGGCCTCGTCAGCAAGCAGCAGCACCGAGGGGCTGTGAACGCCGGCCAGCGCCTCGGGCTGCTCCGCCCGTGACGTCCTGCACGAAATAAACGTGCTCTCGGGGTGGCTCTTCAGCTCAATCCGATCAGACTTCACCTCCAGCAGGCTGTCAAACGGCGGCTTCAGCTTCTTGGCCAATGCCTTCATCTCAGCGAACAGCGCATCAAATAGCTGCGCGCTGGTGGGGGCCGTGACAACCGTCTTGCTCGGCACGCGCATCAACACGTGCCACAGCGCAGCCATGGCGACGCCGGTACTTTTGCCGACGCCGTGGCCGCTGCGCACGCTTACACGGCGTATGGCAGGCGCGGAGACGGCGTCCAGCAGCTCAACCTGCCACTCGTCGGGCTCGATGCCAATGACCTCCTCGGCAAAGCGGACAGGGTCGTCACGATAGCGGCGCATGAGCGCCAGAAACGGGTTATCTTGGGGTGCGGGGGTGCTGGTCATTTTTTCGCGTGGCTCCTATTTTTCGGAAAACGTGAAGGGGTGGGGGGTATGGCGGGTATGCGTGGGGGGGTCATTGCAATTGCACCCCGCCGCGCCAAAAGAGGGGGGGGGTCAAACCTGACCATCTGGTCAGAATATGGCCCCGAAACCGGCTGGAATCGCATAATCGTTATTATGTTAAATAAAATATGCAGCAATATCAGCACGTTAGCGTTTTACAACTATTTAAAGTTGTATCGTTGTGCATATTGCTGCGCTGCGGAGCGTCGATATTTGACCATTTGGTCAAAAATGTGTAACCGCGCGCGCCTATGCGCTTCCCTCTCTCGATGTGCAAAATC